GATGAAATTCTGGCTTGTTTACCAAGGTACTGATTTAATCTATTATTTAAATCCATAGTTTGAGATTTTTATTATAAATATCAACAATATTCAAATTATTAACAATTTGAACCTGTAATCTTACATTCTACTGATTCTAAGGTGTAGGGATTAGTTGATTTTAATTTTGGTAACTTGAATGGTCTACTACTATTTGTACCATTTGGATAACATTCACAACATGGATTATCTAAGATAATTTCCATATCTGGAACGTCAATAATATCATCTCTTCTGTAATCAAGTTTAGGACAATCAAATGGAATAATTGAGAATACGGAAGTAAATTTATAAGTTTGTTTTGGTGTTGTTACATTAACAACAAAATAAACCGAATAATATTCTGAATTTGTGCTTATTTCACTAAGTACATCTTTCCATCCATTATTCTTTGATTTGAATTCACCTCTTGTATTTGTTGTGTTAGGAGAAATTGTAAAATCTGCAACAGGAATACCACTAAGAAGACCATTCGCAACAACAGTTAACTTCGCAGGATATTCTTGACTCAATATAGGAAGTGTAAAGGTACCACGTAAAAAATCTGTTGTGGAGAGGAACCCCAAATAATCAACTCTAAGAATGAACGAAGTTTGTAGTAGGTGTTTGTGTTGGTATTGGGTTACCAGTACCACTACCCTGACCCCTAACAATTACAGGTGATGCTGTTGGTGTTGGGCAAGGAGGTGTTGCAGTAACAATGTTACCAAGATTTTTAGTTGGTTGTGGAATCGGTACTGCTGGTAACAACGGTTTGGTTATTGGTGGAGTTACATTATTTAACAACACTAAAGCTTCGGTGTATGATTGTGCAAGGATTGAACTTGAACTTTGGTTTACATTTTTAGTGTACGGCCAATTTTGAAGGTAGTAAGGTATCAAACCACTACTCTTTATTCTTGGAATATTTGGAGCAATCTTATCTCTAACAAATAAGATGTAATCTTGAATGTTTGCAAAACCAACATACGGTAACGTTACTTTACTATCTTTTTCAGTTGTCGCAACTTGACAAGTATATGTCTTATCAAAGTATTTCTCACCCAACGGACCGTAGTCGTTTGTAAGTAAGACTTTACCAAAGTTATAGTTGTATCCTTTAAACTTCTTGTCAATACCTGTTGACATCCAAGAAATTACAAAGATACCAAACACAACATCATCCCTTTGTTCAACCTTTCTAATTTCCTCATAGAACTTCTGTGGGGATAGAACATAAGTAGTTCCTGGTACCGCTTGATATGCCCAATCGGGCTCCAAGTATGGGAATACAACTTTAGAGTCACAAGAATTTTGTGCCGCCAATTGATTGTTTGATTGCACTGATTGATTTGCATTGTCACCTTGGGTCGTTGTTGATGCGGTTTGAGTTGGGTTATCTTTTGCGTTTCTATATTGTTGTAATAATTTTGAAACCAAATTAGATTTAATACTTTGAAGATATACGTCAATTCTTGGTAAAGACATATAACTCTGTCTTATACCAGTAAACTTGGTAATGAATTGGCCCGGTTGTATTGAATGTTCCACCTGTGTTATCATGTAAGAACCATTGAACATTGGTACGTGTCTCAAATTGAAATACATTGTAGGTTGTAGTAGAGCATTACCAAAACTGACAACTTCACATTCATAACTCATGTTCTTGTAAATGTTATACAAAGAAACATTCTGAGTCGCAGTATTTCTACCTGTAGCACTGTTTGCCATCAAATTAATCTGTTGGATTGATTCTGATGTTGCCTTACCATTGTTTTGTGAAATTGAAAACGAATAGAAAATATTTTGATTTCTAACTCCAATGTCCACGTTAAATCCAACAACTCTATTAGATAACGCCCAATCTGTTTTTTGTGAAAAATCTTCATAAAACGGATTAAGTTGTTCGTTTCTCAAATCAAAAGAATCACTTCTAAAAAGATAGTTTTTATTATCTTTCATATCCAAATATGATGATGGTCTATCAGTATAAAAACAAACCAATTTTGGACCAGAGTTTCTTGTATCGACAGTCATATATGTCCCCCACATTTCATTGGCAAATTCTTGTGAAGGTTGAATTGTTACTGTAGAAGGTGCCGGTGAATTCTGAACATTGTAAAAATTCACATAAGCAGGAACTGGCATAACAGAGAAATGGTTTTGAGTCAGAATACCACTAATAAATGTGAACACACTCATTTTTTGATTTAAATGAGTTGGGTCCGTCATCTGTTGTAAATTAAAGATGTCGATGATTACTTTATCTCCCACGTTTCTTGATGCCCTGTCCAAGAATAAAACGTCTTCAAACAACGTTCTTGTGTCATCATAACCGGCAATCCATTTGTCATTAAGAGCTTTGAACATTTCATAAAGTTCCACTTTAGTTTGAGAACCATCCCATTGTGATTGAATTACGTTCTCAGGAACCTCTGTCACATCAGGTAATCCTGTATCAGGTTTTTTAATTAATGTATTTGTAAGGTTCAATGTATCGTTAAAGAACAATGTGTGGTCTTGTACCCAAGCAGAAATTTGTCCTGCAAATTCTTGTATTGTAAGACTATTGTTTTCAATTTTTTGAGTTGTGTACATCTTAACCAACCAATTAAGTTGTGCAACATTTTGTGATGACAACTCAATGTTGGATTGTACAAAGAAATCAATAATATAGTTTCCCTGTGTTGTGAAGTTAGCCTGTGGTATTGTTGAGTTTCCAAAGTAGATAAACAAACTTTGTGTTGGAGTTGCTCCTGTCACAAACGGACTCCATTGGATTGGCTCAGTAATTTGGGGGACATTTGTAATGTGTTGTACGTATGATGCCCAAAGTCTTCTGTCATAATTACCTGGGTTACCCAACTTAAGTATAACATCAAAGTCCATAAGATTTTGAATCTTAGAGATTGCCTGACTGTATTGTAAGTCAATCATCTCGGTTATTCTTTGTTGTGAATTTGTGGTCGTAGGTAAAGGTACACTCATTAAATCTCTAAACAACAATTGGAAGTTTCTGAAATTCATGTTTTGTGTTCCGTCAACTCCAAATGTTTCTAATCCTACTCCAACACTTGATGCTGTTGTGAATGTATCAGTAAACTTGGTTGATGACTGTGAAAAATTCAAAAACTCTGATTCCATTAAATCCAACACACTCTTTTCAAGAGTTGTGAATACTTCTTCAAAAATCAAATAATCGTCTGAATTTGAAAATTCAAATGCTTGAGTTCCATTAGTTCTCGGTGTTGTAAAATAACCCTGATAGTTTGGTCTTACTATGTCAGTGGTGTTAAAATACCCATAATTTGGAAGTTTCCAAAAAGTTCGAACAGAACCATTGAAAACCGAATCGTTATTGTAAAGTGGCTCGGTTAATACGTTTGTTGATGAAAAACATTTAAACTTAACTTCGTTTTGGTTTGAACCAAACGATGGTAAAATATAATAATTTGTTTGTGGTGTTTTGGGGGTTACCGTACAACTTTTTGCCGTTGGGTCAGATTCAGGTATTGTATCAGGAATAACAATCGAATATGTTGATAAATCAACTGTGGTTGGTAAACCAGTTGAATCAATCGTGTTTGTGGTAATATTTGACTGCGAAAGGTTTACAACTTGCATACCATTAGTAACAGCTTGTTGTATTTCAACATCACTGTAATTGGTAAACAAATTATTTCCATTAAGGAAATAGTTGAAACTATTGATTGTTTTAGGATAGAATCCCAAATCCATTTCAATAGTTCTTGTGTTGTTAACAAAGGTACTTTTCTGAAGTGTGATTGATATAGAACCTAAGTTGTAAGTCTTACTTGTGTTTGGTGTTGTCGATGTCGGGTCGTATTGTCTCGCATAATCAAAGTTACCCCAAATAGGTGAAAGTATATCTTGATTTAATTCTACTTGAGTTTTGTATCTGTGCCAAAGAGCACCATATTTTAAAATCCAAACAAATGGAATTCTGTGAATTGCACCAAATTTCTTAAATGATGCAAAAATATAATCTAACGAAACAGTCTGACCACCCGGACCTAACGATTTATATTTTTCTCTTAAAGTTGCAAGTGGAAGTGAATTTAAGAATAAGAATGCCGCTTGTTTATAAGGATAGGAAACACCCGACTTATCTTGTTCAACACCATATAAAATTGAATTAATAAAATATGGTGTATTCAACATTGATGTTGTTGTATCAAAATCTAATTGATTTCTGAGTAAAAGGTTTGATGATGGTGTATTTCGGTAAACACCTTCAGTTGGTAGTAGTAATGTTCTATTTGTATAAAGTTGTGATAACCCAGATGTTAAATCGGGTGATTGAGTGGCAATGTAGTTAAAACTTGTTACAGGTCTTATTTCCGTTTTGTTAGTTGGTTCTAAGAAATTTGTAATCGTTTTTGTTGGAGTATAAAACTTATATGTTCTTGTTGTGTTAAAGATATTGTCTTGTCCTGAAACCAATAAGAATCCAACCATATTAGTTTGGTCCCAAGTTTCAACAGTATATGGATAAAGGTCAGTAAGTTGTGGTGTATTTGTAATGGTACTACTCAACATTTCTTGTATTGTCTGTAGTTGTGGTTCATCCACATAAACAGATAAAGACGCCAACGAACTTAACACAGGGTTATCAACATTTGCGTTTTGATATCCCGTATTGAATATTTCTATAGGTAATAATCCGTTTGGATGTTCCACAGAATTTCTTAAATATTCAGTAGTAAAATCCCCCCTAATATAAGTTTGCCACAATCTTCCTTGTCCGTCTAAAGATGAATTACGTAAAACCTCGGGGAAAGTTGTTGGGGTGAGTGGTGTGTTTTTTAATATCTGAATTAAGTAAGGATTACTCACACCTAAACTCTGAACAATATTCTGAGCTTCAGTTGTACCAACAACACCAATAATATCACTTTTTTCAGGACTATTAATCAACCTACCAAAGTTTGTATAATAAGAATATATGAACTGCCTTTCATACATTTCATACAAATACTTTATCTGATTTTTGTTAAGATATGCAAGATTAGAATAAGGAAACAATATTGCGTTAATATTGATTCTTCTTGTTAAAGAATTCTCATTATCTTGTGGTGGTGTTGCTAGAGGTGGTTGATATCTTTGTGAAACACCTTTAAGATATTCTTCAACAAACTCAACTTCGGGCCATTTTTCATAATTATAACCCTTTGTTAGATTAACAATTTTTGGGTCACCAGGGTAAGCCAACTCATATTTAGCTCTGTCTGGGTCAGTATTTTCCACAAAAAACTGAGGCCATGGGTATACATCTATTTCAGCATTTGTTGCCGTTTGTTGGTTGGCGTTTAATGCATATTGAACGTTGTTTTTATTATCAGGGTTTGGTGCTGTTATAGATGAATTAAGAATAACATTTTGTCTTACGGGGTCTCTTCTAACATCCCACGCCTTTGTATGTACCTCATTCATTAACCTAATGAATGCTTCTGTAGAAGCCATAATCACAGCAAGAACATTTCTAATGTTTGGAATAAATCCTATCCCTGTTGTTGGTGAAGAAATAACTGATTGTAATTTTTCGGAGATTTCTAACTCAATAGTGTTTTGTTTTGTATTGAGTTGACCTTCCATGTCACGAATTAAATTTTCAAATTTACCAGGTCCGTCAAAAACAAAGAAAGGTTGTTTGTATTCCACAAAACCATTTTCAGTAACTTCTGTTCTAATACCAAACTTAGCCGTTTCTTGTAATTGAAATTGGGTAACTTGCAGTGGTGTTGGGTTAACAATTCCTGTTCGAGCAACACAACTTCTTCTCCAATCAATTTGTAAAGGTTGGTAAACTACAAATGTTTGATAAGTTATTTGATTTGTAATCTTATAGTTCTTATTACCTTTTAACTCACCAAACGTAGCATTTTCATCTAATGATTTGTTTCCGTCAATAACAATTGCCTTTAACTTACTTTCACCTCGTTTAATAAAATTTATTTCATTTTGTTTGAAAGTATAAACTTTAAAATCCGAATTTTGTAAGTAATACGGTACTTGGTCCAAGTACTCTGAATACCAAGATGCTTGTCCACCTTTTATTCTTTCATAATAATTTGATAAAGATTTTCTATAATCTTCAGCATCTGTTAATGGTTGTAGGTCGGCTTTACCTTTGTAAACATCAAGTATTGTTTGTTCAATTTTTTGTAATTTATATTGTAATTGAGCCAAAGTATATCTCGGGAAATCCGCAGGTATTAATTTCTTGGCAATATATTCCGAATAAACCTCATTAATTTTTTGAAGTCCTCGAGCATCAATAGTATCAATACTAATTGTTGAATTAGACTGATTACCCTCACCTATATTTTGAGAATCTACAATAACTTGAGTTTCAGTCGTACCATTAGATACTTGGGTTCCAATACCTCTACTAAAATTAAATGCGGTTTCATACATGTGTGGGACAGAAACTAAATGTCCCATAGATATCTCATTCAAGATGTTATACTTATAACCCAAAAATCTACATGTAACCATATAGTTACCACTCTGAGAGTTAAAGTCCGCAGTAAACGTATGAAGATTTAATTGATATCTAATTGCCTGACCGTAGTAACCTTTCATCGTTAGATAAAAGACAGGATATGGTAGATTGAAAAACGCTGCATATGGTGATTGGTCACCTAATTCAAATAATGCTCTTCCTTGAACGTCTTCAAGTCTAATTGTTACTTCAGGAATAAATGACAAGTTAGTTCTTGATTCAATACTTGTAATACCTAGAAGACCTGGGTCTATAGTATTACCTAAATTATCTTGGAACCTTTGTTTGTAAAACTTTTTACCATCAGTTGTGTCAACCAAATCTTCGTAACGTTGAAGTCTTGCCTTCTTTTCGGTAGAGCCTAAACCAGTTAAATCATCATAATATCCGGTATTTAAAAAATCATCATCGTTAGGTTTCAAAAAATTAATTCTTGCTAACGATACTGTACGAATATTATCTTGTGGTGAAGAACCAATCGCAAGTTTAGTTCTTGGAAGTATTTCCGCTTCCAAGTTAGCAAACATAACCAAATTTTCGTGGTCTACTAATCTATCTTCAACAACTTGTTGACCGTTTGAAGCAATCCTCCATGTTTTGTTAGGGTCGACTAATATAACATTGTTATATGCCGCCTCAACAAAAATGTTCCCTGAATTGTCTGACAAACCATTACCTACCATAATAGAAGAAGTGTGCCTCTACGGCCGATTTATAATCTTGTAAAGAAGTTACTAAAGGATATGGAATATTCAAGACAGCACCATCAAATATATTATTCTCCAAACCTGAGTATTCAGGATTTGCTTGTAGTATTAACCAACCAAAAAATGGTGTTCCATAATACTCTTGAGACATTTTATCCATTCTACTAACCCCAACTTTATAAACCGCTACTTTATCTGAAGGCTTGGTTGGAAGTGACACATAGGGAACAACGGTTTGTTCTCCATTTATGTAGAATAAATTATATCTGTTATAGTAACCTAATGCCATTATAGTAATTCTACCTTAGTTGTTATCACACTTCCATTAATGGTTGCCCATTTAGAAGTATCGGTGTTTGTATTGTTTTTTAAACCTAATTCAGTAATATAAGTTTTTTGTTGGTCTTGAGGTGTAAGAGTTTGTTCATACGTAAACACTCTTTTCTTTTCTAATGAGAATGGAGTATAGTTCAAATAATTAACCAATTGACTTTTTTCAAAATCTTCTATCCAACCCTTTGTGATATCATTTTCACCTACATAAATTGGTTTTGATAATTTATTCCAATATTCTCTAAATTTATTTTTAAAGTTTTCAACAACAGCTTTATCTTCACCAATCAATTCTTTATTTGTAACAATATTACCAATAATATCGTTTTCAAATGTGGTAAATAATTTATCATCAACAACTTCTTGGGACAATAAAGTATATTCAAGTTTTTTAGCCTTTTCTAACCACCAAGAACTATATGTAAATGGTACAAAAATTTGTGGAACCAAGATTTCAGTATCATTAGGGTCAGTTGTAAAATAACCCTCATACCCCCTACTACTTATAAATTTACTTTGTATTACATTAGTAAACCCTGTTAAGTCTTCAGCAATTTTAGCAAAGTCAGTATAAATTTCTTGGTAAGTATTGGTTGCTCCCACAGAACCCGCAAAAACATCTGTAGTACCTGATATGTTATACACAATAACATTACCATTTGTTTGTTGATATCCATCTGTACCCTCTGAGCCAGGTGTTATTCCGTAAATAATTACGTTAGTTCTAGCCAACTGTTGCATGTACTGACTTTGAATATTTGTCAGACTTTGGATTGTTGTTGACAAAGAATTTGTAAACGTCCCTTGTTTTGTTGTCATGTAAGACTTCATATTTTGTTTAAGTTGTCTTAACGCCTTCTTAGGGAACGACCATTGGTCATCATACATAAACCCAACAAAACCTTCTTCATTTGATATATCATTCTGATATCCTTCGAATAAATCATCAATAGTTTTTTGGAAATTAATCGGTTTACCATACATTTCAACATTATTAGATGAACTGTATGCTAATACGTAACCATCAGTATAATTTCTTTGTATCGGGAACAACTGACGTATTGCATTGTTATATTGATTTGTAACGTCTTTTGTTTTGTTAACTACAGTGGCAAAATAGTTTCTTGTACCACCAACTAACTCGGCAGTAAATGTTTTATATTGAATAGTCCCAAATTGTAGACCACCATCATCAGTATTTGTCGTTAAAACTTTACCAATAGTTTCTAAATTGGTTTGTGGTCTTGTGTTTTGAACTTGGTTAATTGTTGGTGGTGGTACTTCCAAGTTAAGAGCTTTGATAAACTCTTTATCAAGTACTTTGTAACTATCGTCAGTCGCATCTGCTCTATCATCGTAAATTTCAGTATTTGCATAGAAATTAAACGACAACGCATTTTGAAGTTTGTCTACCGCACTTTTTAAACCTTGTCCCCCAACAAAACTGAATGATAATGTAATATTCGCAATCATTGGTTGTACCCCAATACCTTCAGGATTCAAATCCAAATCTTCATAAGTTATACTCAGGTTTTCAGGAATAATTTTTGAGTGGAAGAAGTCACCAACTCTAAGAACCAATACAGGAGGTGCACCAAATGCAGTATTGATGGCGTTGTTATATTCAAGTTGACCACCTGAGTTAACCGTAGGAATGGTATCTCCAGGTCTCATACATTGTTGTAGGAATGTTAATCTACCATTCAACCCTTCAGGAGTCATAGAGTGAAACGCTGGATGGAAAAACTTCAATTTTTCTTTCAGGTTATCATAAACCATGGGGGTATCTTGTTTGATAGTTTCAAAATAGTCACACTCAGACAATAAGTTTCTAAGTACTCTTTTTGTGATATTATCTCTAAGAACTGTTTCTTCTGTTATTACTTGTTCAGTAACCGTTTTACTATCAACCAAAGTAGTGACTTGAGTTTGTACTTGGGGGTCTGTTGGAGCAACTCTTGATGGTTGTTGTGTCTCTACAGGAGTTCTATCGTTAACCGTAAGTTTTACTCTTCTACAAGCCATTGCGGTTGTTGAATAAATCTTATCAGCCCCTGTAAGATTTTGTGTACAGTTTACAGAATCATAAATGTTAACAACATTTCCGATTTCACTTTCAGGAATTACAATAGTTTCACCCTCAGGATTTTCAACAAAAGTAATTTGTTTGTTGTCCAAATAGACTTGTAAACCCAAAGTTTCTAAGAAATATTTTCTAACAGCATCAATTCTCCTTTGTGATAACTTATCATTGTATTGTTCTGTTTGTGGTGACGACGCACTACCCACCAAAACAATTTCAAGTTTACCTCCTTGAGAAAGTTTTTGTTTCATAAGATTAACTTTTCTGTCAATCTTGGCTTTGTTTGATTCAATCACATCAGTGAAGAAAGTTGCAACAGGTTGTCTCTCATCAACGTTCGCTTGGGATTTGTACCTATTCTTGGTTGTAGTTGATACGTAACCTGTATAGTAGGTTAAATAACTCTCAACGGGTATACTTGGTAGTGGGATATCATTATCAAAATATAAAGCTCCAATGTCCCCAGTGAATTTCTCATTAGAATTACCTGACGCACCTGTGTTATTACCCTTCACTTGGTTTCCCGCACCGTTACCCCCACCTTCAGTTGTTGCGTCATTACCTGTCTGAATTGTGTTAACAATTGTTCTAACTTGTTCAGTTGTAACATTACGAGTTGAAAGTCTTTGTTGGATTTCAAAGATGTCTCTTGGGTTAATTGTGTAGTATTTTTGAGCCAACTCATACAAGTCATATTTTCTACATCCCGCAAAGAATGAATCCAAAATACCGTCAACACGAGATTTTACGGTTTCATTAACCAATACTCTGTTAACCAACATATTCAATACTGACGGGTGGTCAACAACAATCTTCCAAGTTAACTGTCCTGTTCTTGAAGTATTACTATAAGTGTATACAGGTTCAGGTCTTCCGATAAAATCTGTTTGTTTGAAACCCGCTCTTACAGATTCATTGAATGTTAGTCCATATGGGGGGAACCACATCACACGACCTCCATTTGGTCCTCTTTCACAAACAGGTAAATCCTGTACTGATAAACCAGGTCTATTTGAAGTTCTCCATGCCAAGTTCTCTAATGAGAACATATATTTCTTTGCATAGAACCCACCACCAAATGGATATCCTCCAACAATATTTGTTGAGTCTTGTCCACCTTCACGTTTGTTTGGTGCAATGTTTAAGTTGTAAGTGTTATCAAACACTGAATAGGCAAATTTTCTTCCTTGTGTGGTAATACCGTCTTGTTTCTGTAAGTCGTTGTATTGAAGATATGGAGTGTCTTTAGTGAAGATTCTACAATATTCAGCACCCTTTTCTTGTCCAATCTCACCTACATATTTAATAACCCTTGAACCTTTGGTTATTTCTTTATATCCATCATTAAACACTTTAGATACTTGGTCAATAGCATTACCAACATGTTGGAACCTTTTACCACCTCTTGGTTGTGAATCAATGATTCTTTGAGTTTCATCCATCAAAGAACCTTGTCTAAAGGTGTAATTTGTAGATTCCGTTGGTCCATATCCCGCAGGTCTAAAGTCAGGGTCTTCCATAGTGGGGTCTCCACCAGGACTTACATACTTACCAGCATTACCTCTGTACTTTGGTGAAACCCACGTAAACCCACCTTCAATACCACCTTGACTACTATAAGCAGGTCCGTTAGCACCAAGTCTAAGGGCTTTACCAGGTCCTTCGTATAACTGTGCAAGTTCTGACGGACCATAAACAGGTGCCTTAACTTCCCTTCCAAATTGGTCTACAGGAAGGTCACCAGGAGGTGAGAACACATTACTTGGTTCCGATGTTACAGAACCAATATAATAGAAACCAGCATTTTCAGTTGCCGGTCTTAAAACACCCGCAATCCTATCAAAAATTGTTTTTGAGTAATTTGGTCTGTAAATGTTGTATTCTAAATTTTTAAACAAAACAGACTTTTGTCCCGCACCTGTGTTGTTTAAAAACAATTCAGAACCTGTTTTAGGTGAACCATAAAGTCTTCCAAAGAATCTACCAATACCTGAGGCCAAGTTAGCCCCCGCATAAGCACCAAACAATTGTTGCGTTGTTCCTTGGTTTTGAGGGTTAATACTTGGGTCAAAATAACTGCCAGGTATTGTTGACAAAGGTACGTATGAACCTGAAAGTCTATTAAGCAAATCCGCCGATGCACCTAAAATATTACTTGGTTGAGTAATCGTATAGTTCGGCTCAAGAATTGGAACTCTACCTGTAAGGAAGTTTAAAATATCTTCACCCCCATTTACATTAAGAATGTTTACTCTACCTATAGTATTTCTTCTTGTTTCACGAGCAACATTATATTGAAACTGTTCCTTATAAAAAGTGGCACTTAACTTGGCAAGATATGAATCGTTTGAAAGTAATCCGTCAGAGCCTTGTGGGTCAGGATTTAAAATGAGTGATGTTGCCCTATAAGCAGATGGATTGAAAGTAGTTGGGTATGGTTGATTATTTGCACCTCTACCGTGTCTATTTTGAACAATTTCTAACTGAGTGAAAAATTGTGCCGAATCGTATAATTGGTTTTGAGTGTTTGTACCACCAAATGGGTTTAATGGTAACCAAGCCCCTTGAATACCCGGAAAACCTGTTCTTGCAGCTTGTTGACCCTCATTAACAATATCGGCATCAGTGTAATCGTACTCACCTTCATTACTGTTTGTATTTTTAAGGGTGTTTACATCGGCAACTTGAACATAACCACCAGACCTACCATATTGGTTAAGTGGATACGCAAAATTTGAAAAGAATGGTGTGTCAATTAAAAAATCAGGACTGTCCACCGGCGCCATGTCTCGGAGTATCGTCTCATAGTTAATAGGAGGTGTGATACTCGAAGGCGATTTTTTATAAGGCACGAGGTTCCTAACGATGAGTTTTTTTCTAAAAAGCTCGGAACTAGGAAAATCTAACGGACTCGGCATACTTTTTTATTCTATAAATACAGATTTAAGAATTTTTTCTTTATCTTTTTGATATTGGTTTTGTTCCAGTTTCTTCAATATCATCAAGAACTTTGTTCAAGGCATTTCTAAATTCAGGACTTTCAACATATTGAGTCAATTTCTGAGTATCAACTCCAGCCGGAGCATCAATCACAAATCTAACTTGTCCATTTATATTAACATTCTTCTGTACAGTTTCTGTTTTTTGACTTGTTGATGATTCAATATTCGCAGCTTCTTGAGCCCTTTTAACAAGTTGATTGTAATACGCCTCTTCGGGACTTCTTGGTTTTTCAAGACCTAATTGTCCCACCGTCTTCATAGCTTTATCTAAAACTTCGGCAGGAATACTTTCCGCTTTCTCTAACATTCTATTTTGAATTTCCTCTACCGCTCGGGTGTCTCCAGCATAAGCCTTTGCCATTAAACCTTTTAATTCATCACCCATTTTTTGAAATTCTTCTCTAATTGCAGAAGGTTGACCTATAACAGACTCTGAAAACGCAGAATTCATAACATCATTTAATCCTCGTTTTACTGCCTCCGCAGTTCTAATATTAGCATCTTGTCCAACAAGAGCATAACTTATACCAAACGGTAATGCTGCCAATTCTCTCTTAATATCTTCCATAACACCCAATTGTGACTTTTGAATCTCTTCAACAGTCTTAGGAGCACTTTCTTGTATTTCTCTTAATTTTTGGAAGTCTTGAGTTTGTAATTCACTCAAACGTTTAATTTGGTCTTTTCCTTCAGCATCTTTAATTTGTACAACATAATCACCTTTAAACTGACCAGAACCCATTTTTGCCATGTTGGCAACAAGCATCTTATCGTCCTCACTAGCATCTATACCCAAATTTATTTGGGATAGTCTTCTGTCCATGTCAGCAGCAGCTAATGCAGTTTTACTCATTTGTTCAGCACTTATATTAAGTTCTGTTGCAATTTCAGCAAGTTGTCTTTGAGCACCTGGTGCTATCTTGAACGATTGTGTTTTTTCATCAAAAATGGTAAACTGTTTTGTCATATTGATAAGACTATCTTGTAACCCACCAGGGTCATTGATAGATTTATCCATAAGAATAAATGGGTCAACTAAGTCTCCCGACATAATACCTAATCTTTGGAATGCCGAAGCCATTTTAATAGCCCCATCAGGATTCATAACAGAATCAGCAAAACTCTTTGTTAAATTCATATCAAACCTCAACATAGATGCCTGAGCAGCCATCTTTGTTAACCCCATAACACCATCTTGAAAATTGAATCTATTCATCATAGACATGCTATTAACAACCTCACCCATGATAGCTCGTGAGTTCAATCCCAAACTGCTGACATATCCAATAGATTCTGCAACTGTTTCACCAATATTTGCGATTTGGAGACCAACTTCTTGGAAGTTTCCAACCAATCTTGCAGGGTCCGCTTGTTGACCAATTAATTCTGATGCCGCAAATATCTCACCAATCGTTTCGGTAGTTTCAATAACATTTCTTCGTGCCCCTTCTGAAATTGCCGTGATTGTTTTATCAACATCGTCTAAATTACCACCTAATCTTAATATAGATGAAACAGAATCACTAACTGCGTTTGAAAATTCAACGGACCTTAATCTAGTTTCACCTAAAGTTTTATTGATGGTATTAATACCATCATACAACTTATTAAAAACAAATTCCAAGTCCTTCGCTTTTTTGAAAGCATCGAACAAACCTCCGGAACTATCAAAATTTAAATTATCTTCAGGAGTTGCCATATAAGTTTTCTAAATAAATAGGTTCTTTTAAGTTTTTGAAGATTTTTCTTCAATCCATTTGTTTAACAGATACTTCCTAACAAATATGGGCATTTCATTAAACTCTTGATAGGATATACCTAACAGAGTCTTCATATAATAAAATTCGTCAATTTGGGACTTTCGGTAATCAGAAGAAAGGGCGAAAAAATTCGACCCCAAACCCTACATTCACTGTAAGGCTTTCTCCTGACGGGGTCATAACTTGTCTTTTCATATCCAAACGGGGTTCGTTATCGTACATAAATTTTCTAATATGTTTTGAATCCGCAATTGGCATTTGTTCAATAAATTTCATTATTTCACCCTTGTCAGTATTTCCATTGATACTGTGAATTTCTTTTGAAAGTCTCATAGTAACTCTTGGTGCAACTCTACCTTGAGGGTATGAATCCAAAACTTTTTTAAGGTCTTGAGATTCTCCATACGTCAAAGGTTTTAATTTAACCTCACCAGCAGATACGGGTAATGTTGTAACAAGTAACCCTTCTTCATTTGGTTGTTGACCTTTAACAATATTCAACTCATCTAATAATACTTTGGTTAGAAACTCTTTTTCTGTTTGGGGGTCTTTCAACGCAATTTCCATTTCAGGACCAAAAGCCGTATTTCTCAAGAAAATTAAAATAGCCTCAATGTCACCTTCGAGTAGTTCCTCAGGTCTAACACCAGGTTCATAGATTTTACTTCTAAGAAGTTGCATTGTTAAGTCATCTGTTCTACCCATCAGAATGTTTTCATCAGACGCTGTAAGATAACCAACTTTAATTGTTGATTTTTTGTTTTTGTAAAACACTCCACCAGATGGGAGCGGTACCACATCATGTGGTAACGAAAAATTCATTTGACCGTACTCTTGACTATTATCCATAATAAAAAACCGTAGGGTTTTGCCCTACGGTTAAATATAAAGAACTAAAAAAATTTCTGTAGTCTTAATAAATAAGAACACAACGGTCCATTCTCAATGTTGCGTTGATTGTTGCCAATCCGTCTTGGTTGTAAGCCAATGAGTTAAAGTTAACGTCAGTTAAGAACGTTCCATATAAAATCCATTTTTCAACAACAACACCTGTTGGGTCTAACATTTCAAGGTCGATGTCTTTTTTGTAACCCGCAGCATAACCCATACGACCTGTAACAGATTCAGCATGTAAACGAACCCACTCCATAAGAGCTTGAGCTGCTGATGGACCGATTGGGTCACGGAATACAACAGGAATAGTCTGCCAGTTAAATCTACCAGCTACGAATGTTGAAGTATTTAGGAATGGAATTTCAGTTGCACCAATTGTGATATGCGGTCTGGATGTAGATTCTACAAACCATTCGTTAATCCCCAATGATGAGGGGAACCTTAGAATAAAACGATTTTGACGTTTTGGTTCGTAAGGTATGGGCATTTTCATTAATAAATCCGCCATGTTCTTTCTTGTTCTTTAATTTTTTATGTTTGATTATAAATACTAGCTTTGTGAAAATTTTTCTATTTACTTAAGTTTTTAGATTTTTATAGTTTCACTAGACCAGTCCTAGAATTCTTTTTTAGTTCCTCCTTTAGTAGAATATACCTTAATTGGTTCATCTATATCTTTAAAATGTTTCTTCATTACTTCTACATTCTTAATATCATCATCTGAAAAGCCAATAAGAGGCACACTAGGAGAAAATTTATACGCCATATCTTTTTTAAGTATAGCACTTTTTTGTAACATTGCCGCCATCGACTTTACATATCTCACAAAGTCTTCCATAGCAAGAACCTTTAAATGTTCGGGATTCGCAGCGGAACCTTCACCAAAACTTACCGGATTATATTTGTTTAGTTCTAAATAAGACCTGATAAGTTCATTATCAGACATATCCTCTTCACCCACAAACTCTCGGTATTTTTTTAAATTTTTCAAAAGTTCTTTTTTACTTATACCTTGATAATTGTTGATAATGTAATTGTAAATGGCTTCTTTAATTGTTCTTGGGTGGTGACCTCTTGCTGTGATGATGGCAAAAATAGACCCGTTATTAATAGCTTCTCTAAAGTCATCCCAAGCAGGTCCTGGTTTTGCTCTCATACTATCAATCATAAATTGTCTATCACCTTCCACTTTAAAATTTCGGAATGGACTATCTGCGAAACCCACAATTGTTGACCCTTTGTAGTCAAACTCTTCTTTACCAATCTGTTCTCTGTAAGTTGCAAAATCATCAGTAGACATTTCAACATCATCACCATTTTCATCTTTTAAAAGAATTTTTGTTGGCATGTGTACAATATTGTCATCCCAATCAAATGCATAGTATTTCAAATCTGGTGATTTTCCTTTAAATCCTTCCTGAATTTTTTTCATAAATTGTTAAACGGCTAAAAAGTGGTTAAACGGCTAAAAAGTGGGGCCGAAACCCCACTTTGTTTTTATTTTAGATATTTTCAAACGAAGCTCCACTTGGAGTGATGAAGAACTCAATGTCAATGAATTCAAGAGCTTTCGTTGGTTTTAAGTAAATCTTACCTGTTAAAGTGTTTCTGTCCAAATCTTCAGGTGAAGAACTTACTGTTACACGGAAGTCATAAAGACCTCTGTCTCTTCTGATTGCGTCAAGGATTGGGTTAACCGAATCCAAGAACTGTTGTCTTACGATTTCGTCATTTTGTTCAAACAACAATCTAACTGCCACCGCTGAAATCAACTTACGAGCTTGTAACAACAATCTTCTTACGTTCAATCTGTTAAGTGCAGAATCTCTAACTTGAAGAGTTTTATTACCCCAAATCACAGTTCCCACATCTGAGAAAGTTGCAATTGGGTTGATACGACCTTGATAAAGTGTATCTCTATCTTCTTGAGTTAGTTTCAATCTTGCTTTAACTGAGTTTACAAGACCTCTTGTGTAACCCGCTGATGCGAACCATGGGAATGAAATGTTATCAGTCAACGCTAAGTTTCTACAAACTTGACCTGTTGGTGGTAAGTAGATTTGAGTGTTGTTA